CCGACTTGCTACTGAAGACCCCACAGCTAGACCGGCAATCCTTGAGCGTAAGCTTAAGGCGATTGCAGGTCGAGCATGGACGTGGGGCAATTTGTCCCGACGCGAACAATCATGGTTGCTGGAGGCGTGTCGAACGCCGAAAGCAGCCGCCACCACGACCAACAAACCGTCCGTGGTACCACCTGCGCCCGTTCAACGGGCAGAAACTTTGGCCGTCCCAGAAGGCGCGCCTGCTACATCCGGCAAGCGGTCGCGGAAGTCGGGGCGTGGGTGCCGACAGCGGCGCACAATACGTAGGCTCAAGGAGTGGTACTATTCACGCGGTCTCGACTGGTTGTTGCGATCACACTATGACAGCATCACAGAATTGGAGCGGGTCATCTTTGAATCATGGCTCAAGGTTGAGGCGCCCGACGACTACGAGCGCCTCATCGTCTTACATGACATGCCTTGAGAATGAGACTCCGGTGCAGCAGGCTCGTGCACAGAGGGCGAGCGAATCAGATGGTGATACTGATAGCACTGGTAGCAGCAGCGAACAGTCGATAGCGTCGGTTAAGCGCAGTAAAACTGGACCAAAACGCGCCAAACCACAGTGTTATGGGCCCTCGACCGTGCTGTGGCACGAAGGGGCTAGGAGTAATCCGACAGCATACACTAATGGTGAATTAGGCGCGTTGCCGGTTAAAGTAGATGAACCAGTCCGCCATAAAGCTGATTTGACTCGCGGGGTATCGCGGCTGCGTCGATACTTTACGAGACCACACAACAGGTTGCCATTGTTGGTTGATGACGAGCTGACTGCTTATTTGCAGTGTGAGTTCGCTTTTAGACCACGGACGCCGGAGCTGCTGCCACAGATGGCTGGCAAGGCACGGCAGTTTTTGGCCAGATACGATTGCTCAGAGTTAACGTGGAGGAGACGAGCTGAGATGGTCGTTCGCTGTGTGGGAGCAGCTATGGATATTACGCAACCTGAGTATGAGGTGCGACAGCACTTCAGGGATCCTTGGCAGACCGATGAAAGGGCCAAGCAGGCCAAATTGTTAACCACGGGTTTGGTATCTCGTGGCGGCCTGCTGACCCGATCTTGTAATCTGCCCAAGCTCTCCAAGACCGCGTAGGACACCCGTTCCCTGCCAGCTGTTTGCGTTCGCGGTTTGTTGCCTGGGCAAACCGTAGCTGGCAGCTGGGTCAGGACTAGGGAACGGGATTGTGTGTGTAGGCGTAAGACCTACATGAATGTTGTGGTTGCGCATGCAGGACAGGAACTGCAGCCAACCAATTATGTTTGGACTCATGCAGGGTGCGTTCACAACGAGGAAGCAGCGTTGCGATCAAGGCATCAGTTGCAAGCACCTCCGTGTTTGAGGCGCAATCTTCTGATGAACTTGGCCGATGAACTTGCTAACGAAGTGCTAGCCGGCAATTTGGATCCTTGGCTTGAACCTATAAGTTATGCCGAGGTGATATCCCGGTACACTGGTGGCAAGAAGAGGCAGTACTTAATGGCGCGCGAATCGTTGTATGAAACACCACTTAACAATGAAGATGCTAAGATACGTATGTTTATCAAAGCTGATAAGTCGCATGAAGTTGACTATAAGGCCCCTCGAGCCATACAATATAGATCGAAAAGGTATGGCTTGAGCTGGGCTCGATATGTAATACCAATGGAACGGGCATTGTATTCTCTAAGGGATCAGTCTGATTCACCAATTTGCGCCAAGGGCCGTAACGCCGAAGAGCGAGCACGCGATTTGCGAGCCAAGGCTGCGACGTTTGCGCGCCCATTATTTATGTGCTTGGACCACTCTAAGTTTGACGCACATATCACGCCTGACTTGTTGCAGGTCGAGAGCCGCTTCTACCAGCGACTATTCGGCGGCACACATCGCAGGTCAGTGCGGAGGTACATGCGAATGCAAATGCGAAATCAGGGCAGCACGAAGAATGGAACACAGTACTACACTCCTGGAACTCGTATGTCTGGAGAGGCCAGCACAGCCCTTGGTGGTACTGCGTTGAATGTATTATTGCTACGTGCATGGCTCGGACGCACGCGACATTGCATGTACGTTGATGGCGATGATTCGGTGGTTATAATAGAGCAGGCTGACCGCACGCGATTGCCCGACCTCTCAGACACGATGCTGACGATGTGTATGCACACCAAGTTAGAACAATCCACTGAGGCGTTTGAAGAGGTCGAGTTCTGCCAGTGCAGACCAGTTGAAGTTGAGGGCGCCTGGCGTATGGTGCGCAACCCACTGAGGGTGTTATCGCGTGCCGGATGGAGCGTGTTACCGATGCCGCCGACATTGGTCAGGCGTTGGGTGCGCTCCGTTGGCCTGTGCGAGATGACATTGGGCCGAGGTGTCCCGATATTACAGAGACTGGGTGAGCTGATGGCAAGCAGAGGATCTGGACGGTATTACATGACTGACAAACATTTTGAGGCGCGGAAACTTCAACATAGCATTGAGCGCGTCCAGCCGTTGGAGATAGAATACTCCACCAGGCTGAGCTTTGAGAGAGCATGGGGCGTCGACCCACAAACTCAAATGCTTATTGAGGACACGTTATCAGTTGAATTCGACGGCCATGTGGACCTATATCATGATGAGGCTCCACATGCCCGGTTCCTGTAACGTGGTTACAATTAGCATTAGCGCAATATGTCTAAGAATCAATCTGGCAGCAAGAATAGGCGCCAGCCTACTCAGCCTCGGGTTGCGATGCGCAAGCGCGCACGCGCGCCCCGCCGTAACCATATTCTCAATAACATACCCGGTCCTGTGCCCATAGGCGTCGGGGCGTCTGGTACCAACGCTTCAGTAGGAGCATTGCGAGTACGTAATAAGGAATATTGGTTCACACTGTCAGTACCAGATAAGGCTGGTATAAAGACAGTGGGGTTTACGCCGGGCGGGTCAGGCATGACGGTGCTCGATGGCTTAGGTTTGATATACGATAATTACCGAGTGCATCGAGCGCAGGTGTTCTTGGTGGGCACAGCACCTACTACGTCACCATCCATTGCCAATTGCTGCATAGATTATGAGCCTGGATTGGCTCCCAAGACACAAGATAATGTCTTGCGCACAGTACCTAATGTGACACTACCGCTGTACCGTAATGCATCGCTGGTAGCCAATAAAGCTAGCATGATGCGGCGTAATTGGTTCATAACCACTTCAGGAGCTGCGGCCGAGCAAAACACAGTGTTTCTGCTAAGCTCGTGGCTGACTGGCACAGCGGCGGAATCTATATTGGTGTACTGTGATTATGATGTCGAGTTTCGTAACCCTCAGAAGGGTTCCTAGGGACTCGCGGGTCCTCGTCAGGAGGTTTATGTAGGACAGCAGGCGGTTTACACTGTCTGTTTCGAGAGACAGCGACCACAAGGTACTAATCCGAAAACTAACTATTATCGCAAGGCTGTTAGCGGCCTTCCTAATGGAGTTATGTCGAGTACTACTAAATTGAGTCCGTCGGTCTCCACTGCTGGCAATGTGTCTATGGCT